NACAGCCGAGGCCTGAGACTTGAGATAGACAAGAATGTTCTTTTCCGATACAGGTCAGAGGGGAATCTCTCTAAGCTAAACGGGACGCTCTTTAATTATGCAGATCAGGTGGTTAATTTTTTCCTTGCGAAGAGGGAGATTTTCAACGATATCCGTTGGGACGACAGGATAAAGATTGAGTACGAACACATGGATTTCTTCTTGAGTCTAAAGGAAACAAAGTGGAAGGCTACGGTCTGCTTCAATACCAAGTTCACGCATTGCCGTAGCATGAAATTAGACCCTCTTTATGTAAGACACAGAAGGTCTGCACCTGTTCAATATTTTTATGCCAAGCACGGGATAGGAAACATAATAAACAAGTATCAATGAGGAAATGAGATGACAAGAAAGCTCGGATTCAAGCCATTGTTAATAGCTTTTTATAATCGGATAGATACCCATGCCCTGACAACGGCTTATAGGATATACAATAAAGGCAATGTTCCTAAAGATATTACATGGCCTTATATAGCCTTCGGGACGCCCCTGGGGAAGATAGATGATGTTTTCACAACTAGGGATACGGATTCAGAGGACAATGTTGTTCTCGTAGATATATGGAGTGATTATGCGGGTGATGAGGAAATTACAGAGATGATGGACAATATTGTTCAGGCTATCAAATCATCACCCCTTGTAATAACTGGTTATCATAATCCACCATTAACTTTTTTAGATTATGCGGATGTAATCGATGACGCCACAGAATCGGGGAAACCTGTAAAACATGGACTCCTGCGATTCAGGTTCCACATGGCACCATCGGGTTAAATAAAATGAAATTTTTTAGGAGGTAACAAAATGACACTAGGAGTAGCTGGAATTTTATGCACACTAAGCGTTGAGGGTTCCTTACTTGCAGAGAGCGAAACTTTTACGCTCACTAGGAATCAGGAAACAATCGATCTCACAAACAGGGACTCGGCCTGGTGGAGAGAGTCTATATCTGGTCTAAGGGATTGGGAAATCTCTGGTGAAGGACTCTACATCTACAATGACCTATGCAAAAAGAAGCTCGATTACCATGTCAATGCACGCTCACCCGCAACGCTAACAATTATTCTAACTCTAGCAGATGGATCTAACACCGTGACTGGCGAAGCTATCGTTACTAATCTGACTTATTCTGCACCACCACATGACAAAGCTTCGGCTTCTTTTACGCTCAAAGGCGCAGGCGCACTAACACCTTCACCTGCGAGTTAATGAGAGGTAGGGAAATATGCCTGTAAAATCAGTACCGATTGTATTGAAAGACGGCAAAACCCGCCAACTTCGCTTTGAATGGGAAGCGCTTGAGAACCTCGAGAGAGAACTGGGGCTTTCAATTTTCGAGTTGGGACCGGATATAGTAGCTGGTAAAGTAGGTGTTACCAAGATGGCTGTTGTGATCTGGGCAGGACTTTCTTTTAACGAGAAGGACTTGCAAATTGACGATGTTAGGAAGTTGCTAGATTCCTCGGAATTCCTTTCTTATACGGGGAGTGTTGCTGAGGGTCTTGAATCTGTTTTTGAAGAAGGGAAAGCAAAAAACGGAACGAGGTCGGGTCCGAAAGAAGTTATACCTGGAAAGAGTACCTAGAGGAAGTCTACGAGTTAGCACTTTCCGCAGGGATTCGGCCTCTGGAGTTTTGGCGACAAACGCCGAAAGAGACGCTTGATGTAGTACGGGTCTATTTCAAGAAGGAGGCAGAGAGAGACAAGAAGGGCTGGGAGCGATTTCGTTGGCTGGCAATGCACATTCTTAATATATCGGGAAGACTCAAAAAGGAGATAAGAGAAGAGGATTTATTTAGATTCAAAGAAGAGATAATAATGGTGGACCCCGAGGTGAGAAAAGAACAAGCAATGAGGGCTGCTGAGTTCCACATGAAGAGGTTCCCTGGATTAATTAAAAAAGGCGAGGATGGAAAACCTAAAATTTATGGAGACAACTGATGGGTAAATTAGCGGAACATTGGGTAGAAATAGGAGCTAGAATTGAAGGCTTTAATAAGGGCATGTCTAGGGTTGAGAGGGCTACTGTTCAAATAGGGAAAGGATTAGAAAAAGCCGGTAAAAAGATGAGTAGGTATATCACCCTGCCTATACTTGCCGCAGGTGTGGCTGCAATAAAGATGGGGGCAGATTTCGATAAGGCTATGACAGAATCGCTTGCCATCATGGGTGATGTCTCAGATGCCATGAGGAAAAAAATGGCCAATGCTGCCCTAGAGATGTCAACCAAAACGACCTTCGCTGCCAAGGAACTAGCTGAGGCCTATTTCTTTCTAGCGTCGGCTGGAATGAATGCAGCACAATCTATAAAAGCCTTGCCTGTGGTTGCTAAATTCGCCCAAGCTGGAGCATTCGACCTTGCAACCGCAACCGACCTTTTGACAGATGCACAAACGGCACTTGGCCTTTCCTCGAAAGATGCTATAGAAAATCAAAAGAATTTAATAAAAGTCTCTGATGTTCTAGTAAAAGCCAACACCCTGGCGAATGCCTCAGTCCAACAGTTTTCAGAATCCCTGACTAATCGAGCTGCCGCTGCCCTTGTTAATGTAAATAAAAGTATGGAAGAAGGCGTGGCTGTCCTTGCTGCCTATGCCGATAAAGGTGTTAAGGGTCAAGTGGCCGGAATGCGATTAGCCATGATGCTGAATAGCCTTGATGTAGCCGCCAGGAAAAACAAGGATGCCTGGAAAAATAATGGGATTGCACTTTTTGATGCTCGGGGTGAAATGAGGGGCATGGGAGATATTATTGGTGATTTAGAGGGTTTACTCGGAGATATGACTACGGAACAGAGGTCGGCAACCTTGGCACAGTTGGGATTTAACGTAAGGACGAAAGCCTCTATCCTGACATTGATGGGATCATCAGAGAAGATAAAACAGTGGACAAAAGACCTAAAGGAAGCTGGGGGGACAACAGAGACCGTTGCCGAAAAGCAAATGAAGGCTTTCTCTAACCAGATGACGGTACTTAAAAACATCTTTGTAAAAGTAGGCATTCAACTAGGTGATGTTCTTATCCCGATTGTAAAAGACCTCGTTGATAATTATATGACACCAACCATAGAGAAATTATCAAAACTATCTGAGGGAACAAAAAAGTTGACAGTGAAGATTGTGGGTTTAGTAGCAGTAATGGGGCCACTTCTTATTATTTTTGGGAAGTTCCTTCAATTCTTGCCTGCCATGAAAGTTGGAATTCTGGCGCTTGCGGGTCCCATAGGAATTGTAATTGCAGCGATAGCTGCTTTGGGCGTATGGACAAATCATGTAATTAACCTCCATAAAAAAAGAACCGATGCTGAAATATCAGCGATAATAAAAAGTTCGAATGTCCATGCTCAATATCATGCTTTAAGGAAAAAATTAATTAAGAAAAAATTAATTAAAGATGAAATTTTGACCGTAGAGGAATGGAAGGAGATATTTAATAAGCATGGAAGAAGTTACGCCCGGGTCATGCGAGCGATATCGACCCTTCCTGAATATGCCCATATCAGGAAAAAGTGGGAAGAGATGAAGGGGCAACAGGAAAAAGCGGGTGAGGCAACGGATGATTTGGGTAGAGCCTTTGAAAAGCTTTTGGGAAATATCGATAAAAATAGCGATGAGATTGCAACGCTTATTAAGACGATGACCGATGAGATCATGCAGGCGACGCTTACTGAATATGAATATAGAATATGGGCAGCAAAACAAACGTATGAGGAACGAAAACAATTACTTAAAGACGAGGAGGCAGATAAGGAGGCATTTGTTTTAGCGGAAAAGGCTTATGCAGAAGAGCTAAAGGGAATAGAAAGAGAGAGGACTGATAATACTAAAGAGCAGTATAGAGCTAGGGGGATGGCAATATACGCATATTTTGAGATGGTAAAAGAGAAGTACGAGAAATTCCAAGAATATATTGCAAAATATACGGCCATCGTCCAAAAGCACACATTAAGTGAATTCGATTACAGAAAAGCTATGCTTGATGCACGGTACGAAAAAGAAACTAAGGCAATGGAAGATGATTTGGGGGCAACGGAAGCTTTTTATGAGGCGAAGCTGGAATTAGATAAAGCGTATAATGCGGAATTAGCACAACTTTTAGAGGATAGGAAGAAAAATTGGCTGAATAATTTATTTACAATAGCCGATGCTGTAGCAAATTTATTTTATCAAATAGGTATGTTGGCCGATACGAATTACCAGAATCAGATAAATAAAATTGATGCTGAATATGATGCTCGGAAAAAGGCGATTGACGATAGTATGATAGATGACGAAGAGAAGTATTTTGCGACAGAGAAGTTGGAAAGGGAAATGGCAGCGAAAAAAAAGGCTATCCAGAAGAAGGCTTTTGAGTCTCAGAAGAAAATATCGCTAGTAACCGCTGCCATAAATGTTGCAGAGGCGATAACCAAGGCCCTTACAGGTGCTATTCCACCCTGGAATTTTATACTTGCTGGTCTCGCTGCTGCTGCCGGGGCGGTTCAAATCGCAACCATATCGGCTCAAACTTTTCCTGGACTCAAAGAAGGTGGTTTAATCCCCAGGCCGATGCCCGTAATGGCAGGTCATGGTCCAAGGGGTGAGATTATTGCACAGCCTTCAAAGTTGGCTGAGATAATTTCAAGGGAGATGCCCAGGATCGCTTCTCCTGAACCTGCATTTGCACCCGCTACGATTCAACCGATAGTCAATATATATGCTCAAAGACTTGACAGGGATACAGTCGACAGGGCTGGTGAGGAGATTATGAGGGCAGTAAACAGGGCAAAGAATAGGGGGTTATAGAAATGGCGACAAAGAAATTGGGTCCAACTGGTTCTGAGGTAACGCTTCCTGGCACATTTACCATAACATTGCCCGTCGATATGCCGAAACAAGTAGAGAAGGTAAAAATGAGTGATGGTAGTTTTAGGTGGGCATTTTTCAAGGAATATAGGAAATGGAAACTAAATTGGACAAAACTCACTAAAACTGAGCTCGATACGCTTATAACTTTGTGGGGCTATAATCAAATTCTTCGCTGGCAGAATAACGACGAGTCTGCTACTTGGTACGAGGTTGTTATAATCGATTTTTCTTATGATAGCGTGGATCCTATATCCACAACGAAATATTATAAAGCCTCCATGACTCTACAAGAGGCGATGTGGAGTTGATTAATTGCAATCCATAGCTCCCGTAACCACAGGCCAACTCTTAGCTGGATACCAAGAACCCAAGGTCAAGGTCGAAATCTATGTAGGTGCCGCCTGGGTCAACCTCTGTGATTTAGATAATAAAAATTACCTAGAGGACTGGTCAATCTCCTTGGGTGGTGCATCGATGACCCCAAACCCTATCGGTGGGACATGGAACGTAACCCTAGCGAATGAAGATGGAATCTTTCATCCCCAGCATCCCACCTCAGCTTATGCAGGTTATCTTGTGACGGGAAGGAAGGTTAGAATATCTATCGGCGGAAAGTATGGTGGCACAGACTACTATTGGCAGAGAATAATCGGCTACATGGATGAACCTAAATTTAGTATGCCTGATTTTAAAGTTAATATTAGTGGTGGGGATTATATGAAGTTTCTTGAGGACACAGAGCTCAGAAGCCCCGATAACTACTGGGGGACATCGGCGACCTTCAGTTCCATCGCTTCTGATGGATTGGTGGGGAGTGAGATTTATGCCGAAGCCGATGCGATGGATATAAATAATGAGGCCAATAATGTTACGAATTGGACTGCTGTAAACTGTGATTTTGCTTCTTATGCTGATGGCGGAGGGGGATCAACTTATGTCGGGAGAATGACTAATCCGACCCCAAATGACCATGTAAAGAACCTGAATGTCGGAAGTGTAACGGCAGGTAAAATATATAAAGTTAAAATCAAGCATTATACGGCTGGCACAGAAGGAAGCTTAAGAATTATAATCAACCAAGCTAGTGGAGCGTGTGCCACCATTACTCCAACAGCGACTGATACCTGGACAGAAGAATCCTTTTATTTCACCGCCTTAGATACAGGGGCGGTAGAGATGTGGATTTACGGACTTTTCCTTACCGAGTTCAGGGTAGACCAAATTTCTATCCAAATTTCTATTTGGGAATTTACGCCTTATGAAGAAAGATACTATGAATTACCGGTAGCCTCGAAAGGTCCTTATTATGTTACACTTGATGGGAATCCGATTTGGCAGGGAGAGGGAGACGAGGGCTGGTTTCACGAGGAAAGCACAAGGAGGGTTTTCTTTGATATAAATAAGACGGTTGCCAACGGAACGGATAATCTTATAGTTTATTATTTCACGGTTGAATCCCCCGAAAATGCGGTTGCAGATATCTTGGTGAAATGTGGGCTTTATGCAAATAGGGCTGCCGCCCTTGCTGGCATGGATTATACCGCTACGGGAATAACCATAGACCGAATATGGTTTAAGGCCGGAACAACGTGCCTAAATGCCATAAAGAAACTTTGTGAGAGATGCGATTATAGGTTCTATTTCAAATACGATGGGACTCCCGTTTTTAAGCCTAAACCAACACCGGGAGCAACGGATTTTACTTTTACTGACCAGAAACATATAGCATCGGCATTCAATTTTCAGGACAGAAACGAAATTAAAAATAGGATAGTCATTAAAGGAGAAAAACAGGCTGAACCCGTCAATCGTGATGAAACAATGCCAAGTAGATTGACGGGAACTTCGTATGACCAAACATCGATTGATACTTATGGTGAACGGACCCGAACAATAACGAATGACCTTTTTCAAGACCAGACGGCCATAGATAATATGTGTACTTCGCTTTTGGCTGAATACAAAGATCCGAAATGGTATGCCGACATTAAAGTGCCGTACAATCCTGCACCCCTTGAATTAGCTGATGACATAAGCTTTGAAGAGAGGCTCAGTCCAGTTTTAGA